ATAGGGGAGTGTGTCGTAGTTGGCGGTGTCCGCAGGACTGCTATGATAAACCTATCCAACCACAGTGATGAGCGTATGCGCCATGCCAAGATGGGTAATTGGTTTGTTGAGAACCCGCAACGATCTTTGGCTAACAACTCTATCTGTTATACTGAGAAGCCTGATGTTGGTGCGTTTATGCGTGAGTGGCTGGCTATCTATGAGAGTAGGTCAGGTGAGCGTGGCATCTTTAATCGTCAAGCCTGTAAGGACATGGCTCCAGAGCGTAGGGATACTGACCATGAATTCGGAACTAATCCGTGCAGTGAAATAGTATTGAGATCAGCACAATTCTGCAACCTTACAGAAGTTGTGGTAAGGCCAGAAGATTCCTTTAAAGACTTACTTAAAAAGGTAGAAGGCGCTACAATACTTGGGACTCTACAGTCTGCGTTAACTGATTTTAGATTCCTAAGAAAAATATGGAAGAACAATTGCGAGGAAGAAAGGTTGTTAGGTGTATCATTAACAGGCCTATGGGATCGTGCTGAACTAGGTAACCTAGAGTTTACAAACCTAAAAGAACACGCAATAAAGGTGAACAAGGAGTGGGCTAAGAAGTTGAAAATAAATCCCGCATCTGCTATCACTTGCGTTAAGCCATCTGGAACTGTAAGCCAGTTAGTTAATAGCGCGAGTGGCTGTCACCCTAGGCACAGTGATTACTACATTAGACGGGTAAGGAACGACATTAAAGACCCGCTTGCTGCGGTTATGATTGACGCTGGAGTCCCTTATGAGGTTGACAACTACAACAAGGACGCTTATGTTTTCTCATTCCCAATGAAGGCTCCTGATAACGCTGTTACCAGACATGATATTGATCCGTTTAAACAGTTGGAAATGTGGAAGACCTTGAGTAAATATTGGTGTGAACATAAGCCTTCTATGACCTGTTATATACCAGAAGATCAGTGGCCCTTTGTTGGCTATTGGATATGGCGGAATTGGGAAACTGTTAATGGCATCTCATTCCTACCATCTGCTGATGAGGGTCATGTGTATGAGCAAGCGCCATACGAGGACATAACTAAGGAGCAGTACAAGGAGATGAGTAAAGGTATGCCCAAGTCTATCGACTGGAGTTTGATAGTAGAGGAGGTTGACAACACAACCTCTAGCCAAGAGGTTGCTTGCACTGCGGGGGCTTGTGAAATATGAGTGACACAAATCAAGTTGTGGTGTTAGGGTTTCTGTTCTTGATAATGTTATTTCTTTGAGGGGGATACACATCTTTATAGAAAAGAAAAAAAGGTGGGAATGCAGGAAATACCTGAATTGGGTTTCCACGCTACCTTGCTCGTCATGCGGCATAGATGACGACACCATTGTGGCCCACCACCTTAAACACCGTTGGGCTCCATGGGGAGGCGGAGGGGCAGGCCTGAAGGCTAATGATCATCTGGTAATGCCTTTGTGTTTTACTTGTCATGACAAAGCCCATAGCGGTGACGCAGATGTGCTAGACTGGCAACCACAATTCATCTTTAAGACGCTTGACAAAGCCTTTAGGGATGGTGTACTATTGTTCAAGGAGGCGTAACATGATTTCAACAGAAGACGCAGAAGGGGCCTTAGAGTTTATGTACGACAACTGCTCTAGGCTTGCGGAGGCAAAGGCTCAGAAAGAGCAATTAAAAGAGTTTAAAAAGATAGAGTCTTCAAGGCTTTTCTTAGAGGCTCCTAAAGGCTCTGTAGCAGACAGGCAAGCGTGGGCATTCTCCCATGAAACATACAAAAAGTTAGTTGACGGAGAGAAAGAGGCCCTTAGAAAAGAGCATGAACTTACCATGAGGTTTAAAGCAGCGGAGGCTACGATAGAGGTATGGAGAACGATGCAAGCAAACGCGAGAACAGAAGCGCGGGTGTTATAATGAATCCACTAGACGTAATGGATGAAGAAGATGCTTCTCAGTACGAGAACTTCTACCAAGACCAACTGCTACAAGAGCAGATTCAACAAGAAAAGAGGACAAAACTTATGTGGGACGGTACTCCTAACGACAACGAGATAAGGTTATTCACCAACAAGTACAAAGAGGACGGAGACAGAAAACCCAACCTTACAGGCACAGGTTTAATACGAGGGGTAAAGACAAAAGCAGCCGCTTGGGTTAACAAAGACAAGAACGGTAACGAATTCCTTAACATTAAGTATTCTGACCCTGACCCAAAGTACGACAACCCTAGTCCTAGCAGCAAGCCCGCTGTGCAGTACGCAAAAGATGACGTACCCTTTTGACTACTAGCCATACCATCGACTTCGCTAACGGGGAGTCTTGTACTTTAGAGTTTGATGATTCAAACCATGAGTACAGGCTCTCTGACAGCGGGGAGGTAATACCTTCCGCCACTCAGGTGTTAGGTATAATAGCCAAACCCGGCCTAGTGTACTGGGCGGCATTAGAGGGCGCTAAACACTTTAAAGCGTCTGTTGCAGAGGTTAACGTATTTAAGGAAGAGTCTGCATACAACCCTGTGTACACTTTTGGTGACCGTAGTGTAGAGGATGTCGCTAAAGGTATATCAAGCGCTCACTCTAAGGTTGCTAATGACGCTGCTGGAATAGGCTCTGTAGTACACAACTACATAGAAAGGTGTATCAAATTTAAACTTAACGGAAAGGTAAAGGCTCCGTTAATGGCTTCTGATGAACAAGCGCAAAAGTCTATTAATGCTTTTCTTGACTGGCATAAATCTAACAATGTTAATTGGATTTCTTCTGAGGAAAAAGTTATGCACCCTCAGTTAAAATATGCTGGGACTGTAGATGCTGTGGCAGAAGTAAACGATGAGTTTTGTGTGATAGACTTTAAGACTTCTAGCAAGGTCTACCCAGAACATCATATGCAATGCGCTGCATACGCAAAAGCAGTTGAACTTATCTATGATCGTGCGGTAGACTGTACATACGTACTAAGGTTTGACAAGAAGACGGGCAAACATCATGTACACAGATCAGAAAGAATAGGAGAAGATTTTATGGCGTTTCGCGCTGCAATGGTTTTAGACCAAAGATTAAAAGGGAGTGCCCGTGGAAAAAGAAACCGCAAAAACAATGACTGAAATGCTGTGCTTTCATGTTGACGCTGCTTTAGTATTATCAGAGCATTTAAGTGACGACTCTGGTTTCATTGCTCTTGTGAGAAAAGTGCTTGAAGACAGGTCTTCTGAATCACTATCTGTGGAAGAACAGGCTCTTTGGGAAACCGTAAAGGACTTGTTTGACAGGCCTAGCCAATTAAACTAGGTGTTAAATTGGGGGAAGGGTTCAGCATTTATGTTTGGCAGGATAGAGGGCGACGACAGTTACAGGGTAGAAAGAAACCGAACTGCTGACGGAAAGAAGTGGAAGTTTATGGTGTCCGATAATGTAACCTACAGGTATGTGGATGGTAGGGAATTCCACAACAAAGAAGATATGGAAGAGGCTGTATTAGAATGGGTAAGAAATCACAAGCAAGGTAAAAATAAACCATGAATCTTTTAATAATCGGTGACCCACACGCTCACCCTGACTATGACAACGATAGGTTTACTGCGTTGGGTAATTACATAGTTGAGAATAAACCTGAGTACATTGTATGTCTGGGCGACATGGCTGATATGCCATCGCTCTCATCATACGATAAGGGAACCAAAGGGTTTGAAGGTAGGAGATACAAGAATGATGTAGCCGCAGTTATAGATGCACAAGAAAAACTGTTTGCTCCTCTAAAGAAGTACAATGACAGGCAGAGGAAGAGTAATCACAAGCAGTATAAGCCTAAACTTCATATGACTCTAGGTAATCATGAGGATAGGATTAACAGGGCTACCAACTCTAGTCCTGAACTTGACGGTGCTATCTCTATTGATGACCTTCAGTACAAGAAGTTTGGCTGGAAGTCTACACCATTTAAACATAGTCTGACTATCAAGGGTATTACCTTTAGTCATTACTTTACAACTGGGGTCTCGGGCAGGCCGATCTCCTCAACTCATGTGGGTCATGCGCTTGTGTCAAAACTACACTGCTCTTCAGTACAGGGTCATTCCCATATGTACAATCATGCGGAACAGACTAGACCAGATGGTCAAAAGATATTCGGATTAAGCGGGGGATGCTACTCTCACCCTTATTACTCAGAGAACTGGTGTCGAGATACGGAATACCAGTGGTGGCGTGGGGTTATTATGCTGGAGGGGCTAGATGGAGATGGGTACTATGACTCCATTCATGCCATTACCCAGCGTAAGATCAATAGATAGCCCTGAGAGGCCCTCAGATGCCCTGTATTGAACGATCTACCAAGGAGTAGTACCTACCTATGGCTAAGTGGCAAAAGCCCAAGGACAGCAAGGCGTTGGCCGAAAGAAAAATCTACAGTCAGATCAAGAGGTCTGAGAAAATCCCTGCATCCAAGGAACTTAGTGAAGATCAGGAGCATCTGAAGTATTGCTTTGCTATGCACTGTCATAAACTCAGGTATGAGATGGCTCCGTCTGGTGTGGTCTGGCCAAAAGTTTTTGAAAAGAAATGGGGTATGAGCCTTTCTGAATATGGTGAAGTTCTACGACAGCGCCGGAAGGAAAAGCATGAAGACCATAGTACACCGGAGGACGAGAGTCTCCAGTAAAGTCATCGAAGTCTGCAGTGTTAGCAATGACAGTGGTGTCATCATCTTGGCTAATCAACCAGCCTAAAGTAAAAAGGGTGGGGCAAGAAATCTCCTGCTCCCACCCTGCTGTTGCTATGATGTCACGCCATTCGACAATGACTAACTCCTTTTCTTTTTCTCCAGTGGCCCCGGTAGAATCCAACCGATTATCATTGGTACTACGAATATCAGTAGTAATGCCCATCCCCCTATCTCCACTAATGACTGCATTATTGTCCATATATTATCAGGCGCGCAATCCATACTATGCTCCGTAGTAGTTGTTGACGAAATCTCCGTCGCCACATCGGTTACAAAGGCAGTTGTCATGGCTCCCGCTATCGGCGCAATCGCACCCCCACTGAACACAGTCCCCGCAGTTGCACCCAACGCCGCTCCTGTCGCTACTATCCCCGCTTTCTTTATTGTCCCGCATCCTACAAGGCAGGCGCTTGTGGCGAGGGTGATCCCCAGATTGCGGCAACGACTACGATAACTACTACCGCTATCGCTATACCCCACTTTACTTTTGGGTTTAACTGTTTGAATTTTTCCCACATATGTATCTCCTCTTATATAGCGATGCTATCTCCGCACCCACATTTCATTACATTTTTATTTGGATTAACTACAAATCTTTTAGAGAACCCCTTATCCTCATAGT